CCACGCTGGTCAGCACGTTGATCGCGCCGCGCCCGAAGTCGGACACTATGCCCTTGCGGATCGAGCGCTCCATCGTCCCGTCCAGCTTCGCCGCCCGGTAGCCCTGCGCGCGGAACTGCTCGGCCACATGCTCGGCATGCTCGATCGACACGCAGAACGCCACGGCCGGCTGCCCGTCCATGCGCTTGCGGTACTCGCCGACGGCCGACCCGATGATGGCGGGCTTGTCCACGCGTGCCGCGACCTCGCCCTTGACGAAGTCGCCCATGCGGGACTTGACCCCCGACAGGTCAAGCTGCTGGGCCGGCGCGAACAGGCGGTACTCAGACAGCGCGCCGAGATCCACCAGCTCGCGCGTCGTCGGGCCCAGCACCATCTCGTCGAACACTTCCCCCAGTCCCTCGCCCGACAGGCGCTCAGGCGTGGCAGTCACGCCGATCAGGCGCAGCGTCGGCAGCTTGGTGCGCCACTCGGCGACCACCCTGCCCCACGTCGACGCGCCGATGCAGTGATGCGCCTCGTCGCAGATGACGTAATCCGGCACGGCCACGCGGTCCATGCGCCGCGCCAGCGTCTGCACACTGGCGACATGCACGCGGTGACGCCTGTCGTACAGCCGGCCTGCAGCGATGAAGCCGTGCGCCACGTCGAACCGGGACAGCGTCTCGGAGACCTGGTCGACCAGCTCGTCGCGGTGGACCAGAATCACGACGCGCTTGCCCGCGGCCTGCAGCCGGCTGGTCAGGTACGAGAAGCACACGGTCTTGCCGCCGCCGGTCGGAAGCACCAGCAGCGGGGAGTGATAGCCGGCGGAGAACGCGTCGCGCAGCCCTTGGATGGCGGCGTCCTGGTAGGGGCGAAGGACGGGGGTCACGGACACAGCAGCGCCCCCCACTGGTCGGCCATGGCCTGCGCAATGCCGGCATAGGTCGTGCTGCGGAGCTTCCAGCGATCGGCACTCGGCGGCATGCGATGCACGCGAGCCTCGCGGCCGGCGACGACGTCCGTCGGCCTGAGCTTCGGCAGCCCCTTGAGCCACAGGCAGGTCGCTTTCGTCTCACCGTGGCCGAACTGCCATGGCTGGATGACCTGGTCGGGCTTGCGCCAGATCGACGACAGAACCGACACCGGGTTCTCGATGGCGATGCGCGGGATGTCCCGCTTTCCGAGCATCATCACGAACGACGCGCCGGCCTGCTGCCGGCCGTCCATGCGCTTCGCCGCGAAGTGTCGCGCCCCGGACACCGACAGGTCGGTGCATGGCGGGTGCGCGATCATCAGGTCCCACGGGTAGTCGAGGACGTCACGCACGTCGCCTTGGTAGTGCGGGCCGGGGACGTCGGTCGGGAGAAGGTCGCACGACATGGCCTCATGGCCAGCGCGCAGGAAGGCGTCACGGACGACGCCGGAATACTCACACGCGACGAGGACGCGCATGTCAGCGGCTCCCCGCGACCTGCTCCTCCCTCTCCTGCGGCGGCTGCAGCGCACGGATGCGCGACAGCTTGCCGTTCGCGTGCCGCAGCGCCTCGCGCAGGGCGTCGGCCCAGTCGGCGAGGTCGGCGTTGGTCACGGGCCCCGGCTTCAACGCCGGTTCGGTCACCGGCTCGGTCAGCTCGGCGGGCAGGTGCACATACACCGGCACCCGGACCTCGACGGCCTCGGGCTTCACGGGCTTACTCGCGCAGGCTGCGAGCGACAGCGTCAGGCACGCGAGTAGCAGCCCACGCGGCAGCGGATGGATCACGTTCATAGATAACCCCTCGGTCGGTGCGACGACGATCCAGCTCCCTTTGCAGCGCGTCGCGTTCGCTGCGAAGGTCGGCCACGGCTTCCGCCGCTGCCTCCTGGTCCGCGGCTCGCCCCTCAGCGAGTTCACGGTTTGTGTCTTGAAGCTTGGTGATGACGGACTGCGCGGCAGCGTTGGCGTCGGAAAGGTCAGCGACCTGCGCCTCGAGCTGCGCGATGCGGTCGGCGGCCTTGGCGGCGGCGCGGTCGTAGCCGCGCTCGTAGGCCAGCCACGTCCAGCCGGCAAGCAGAGTGACCAGCCAGAGGCCGATCCACACTTCGGCGGGGATGCGCTTGAAGGCCCAGCGCGCGGCGTCGACGACGATCACGGCGCAGCCTGCGGCACTGGGCCGCCGATGGGCGGAACAGGAATCCCATGCTTGCGCAGCTCGTCCTCGAGGTGCCACACCCGCGAGCGCATGCGCAGGCCGTCGGTCTCAAGCGCCTGCACGCGCTCCGATAGTCGGGCGACCTCTGCTCGCAGGTTCTCGATGATGTCCTTCTCCGCTTTATAGCCGGCGGCGTCGGCGCCGTAGCCGTATTCCTCAGCTTGCCGGCGTTGGCGGCCAGTCAGCCATGCCAGCGCGCCGGCAATGGCGGCAGCGATGCCCGCGCCGATGGTGCCCCACATGCCAAGGTTTCCGCCGGTATCGTCCATCACGCTTTGCCCTTCACGGTTTCGACGGCGGAATCATACAGCGCCTTCCACGTCTGCGGGTGCGGCTTGCCCGGTCGCCAGTTGCGGATGTAGTAGGCCCACGCTGCGGCGTCCTCGCCAATGCGCGGCAGCGGCATCGCGTCGGTGAACAGCAGCAGGCGAGCGAACACAGCGGCAAGCACGTCGTCCTCGGCCAGCTTCTCCCAGACGACGCGCTCGTCCGGCGGGATGTTGCGATGCTGCAGCGACTGCCGCGCCTCATCGCGGCTGGCGGGGTGGGTAAGCACGCCGCGCACGCCGCCGCCGCGCTCGAACTGCCAGAACCCGCGGGCCGGACCCGGCGGCATGCCGGGGCGCAGCGGCATTTGCACGCGATGGCGGAACCGCGACTCCTGCAGGCCGATAGCCAGCATCATGACGCGCGCCTCGTCCGAGGCCATGCGGGCGGGAAGCTCACGGAACGCGGGCTCGACCATGTCGGCGAGGACGGCGTGCAGTCTGGCGGTCATGCGGCGAGGTCCTGTCCAGTTCCAAGCACCAGCTCCTCAGGCGTGAGCGGCACGCCGAGGTCAGCGGCGAGCCGCAGCAGCGGCGCGTGGTACTTCGACGGCACGAGACCGTCGGTTCCCTTCGGCGCGGGTTGTGCCCAGCGCCAGACGGTGGATTCGGAGACTCCGAGCGCGCGGCAGACGACGGCGCGGGAGAGGCGATAGTTGACCAGCTGGCCGGGAGTGATGCGGTTCATGCCGCAAGTATTGCGCGCACCGCAACGGCGCGTCAAGCGCATCGGGCGTTGATTCCGTGACGGCGGCGTGATAACAGGTTGACGATGATTGACACAGACTGGTTCATCACACACCTAGCGGATCGGAAGTTGTCGCAGCGACGGCTTGCACGCTTCATGGGCGTAGACCCTGCAAGCGTTCACCGACTACTGCAGGGAAAGAGACCAATGCGATTTGACGAAGCCGGGCAGCTCGCTGCGCTGCTCGGAGTGACGGTTGACGACGTGCTGCGCCACGCTGGCCTGCCCGTGGGTGTCGGCGGCACGGTGCCCGTCGTAGGCACGATCGAGGCCGGCGGCGAGGCGCACATCGACTGGGGCGCAGAGCTGGGCCGCGCGCCCGCGCCGCTCGAGATGCCACCGAACACCGTGGCCGTGAGGATGCGGACGGCCGGGACGCCGTGGGAGCCGATGGACGGCTGGACTCTATACGCCAGGCCGCCGGTCGACGGCGTGCCGGCGGAAGTCGTGGGCCGCATGGCGCTGGTGCGGCTGGCCGGCAGCGGCACGATCCTGCTGCGGTTCCTGCGGCGAGGCTACACGCGCGGCCGGTACAACCTCGTGGGCTGGCAGGCGGCGTCGATCGAGGATGCCGCGCTAGACTGGGCGACGGCCGTCGACCACATCGCCACGTAGACTGCCCCGGTCTCGTCGGGGCCACACGGCGCAGTCACCCAAGCAGGATAGGACGCAACAAGGCACCCCCCGTAACACGGAGACCCGGGCCTGCGCTGCCGCTGTTTACCCGTATGTCGTTCGGGTCGACACCTGCGGCTGGCCGATGACCGAGGTCGATGCTGCCCGAAGTGATGCGTCTCGCGCAATAGGTGTTGACAACGGGTTATCAGTGCTCGCAGTATTGCGGTCAGCGCAACGCATCCCGCGATGCGCGCAGCAGGAGAGTCCCATGAACCGCGAATTCATCACCCCCACCGACGAGGCCCACTGGCACGCGATGCGCGCCGCCGACCTCACGTCGACCGACGTGGCCGCGCTGTTCGGCCTGAGCCCGTACAAGACCCGGTTTGAACTCTGGCACGAGAAGCGCTCCGGCGAAGTCGTGCGGATCAAGGACAACGACCGCATGAAGTGGGGCCGGCGTCTGGAGTCGGCCATCGCCTACGGCATCGCTGAGGACCGCGAATGGTCGGCGACCCTGATGAAGGACTACGGGCGCATCCCGTCCGAGCGGCTAGGCAGCAGCTTCGACTTCCAGTGCTTCGCGCGCCCCGGCGGCGACCACTTCATCCTCGAGATCAAGACCGTCGACGGCCTCGCCTTCCAGCGCGGCTGGATCATCGAGGACGACTACGTGGAAGCCCCGGCCCACATCGAGCTGCAGGTGCAGCACCAGATGCTCGTCTCCGGCCTGCGCCGCGCGTACATCGGCTGCCTGATCGGCGGCAACCGCATCGAGGTTCTGGAGCGCGAGGCCGACGACCAGGTGCACGCCGGCATCATCGCCGCCGCCCGCGACTTCTGGAGCAGCATCTCGGAAGGCCGCGAGCCCTCGCCCGTCATGCCCGACGACGCCGAGGCGGTGATCCGCATGAACCAGCACGCCGAGCCGGGGAAGCTGCTCGACGCGCGGAGTGATGCGCGAATCGCGTCCCTCGTTGCGCGCTACGCCGAGCTGGGCCAGCAGGCCAAGGTCATCGGCGACGAGCGCGACGTCGTTAAGGCGGAACTGCTGCAGGCCATCGGCGACGCCGAGAAGGTCCTGCTCGACGGCTACAGCGTGAGCGCTGGCGTCGTCGGCCCTGCCGAGGTGGCCTACACGCGGCCGGGCTACCGGAACCTGCGCGTGACGGCGAAGAAGGCGAAGGCGGTGGCGGCATGACCTACGGCCTCGGCGGAACCCACAAGCCCGCCCCCTCCGTCGCCGACTGTGCGCAGGTCGCGCTCGCGGCCAAGGCCGCCGCCGAAGCCTACGCGCTCGCCGGCGAGGCCGGCCTGGCTCGAATCTACGCCGACCACTGCGCCACCGCGTTCCACATGGCCCGCATCATCGCGGGCGTCCCGCACTACGACCGCAGCACCCCACCCACCGCACCGGAGCACCAAGCATGATCACCCAGATGACCAACGTGCAGCACGTCTGCCAGAACATCGCCAGCCTTGCCTTCCGCACGAACCTCGAACAAGCCCTGCCGCCGAACGTCAGCATTGACCGCTTCATCCGCACGGCGTTGACCGGCATCCAGCAGAACCCAGCGGTGTGCGATGCCGACCGCCAGTCGCTCTACCTCGCCATCCAGCGGTGTGCCGCCGACGGCCTGCTGCCCGACGGCCGCGAGGCCGCGCTTGCCATCTACGGCGGGAAAGTGAATTACATGCCGATGGTGCTGGGCATCATCAAACGCCTCGCCACCGCCGGCATCACGATCGACGCGCAGGTGGTCAAGGAACACGACACGTTCGAGCAGGAGTTCGGCGACGACGCGCGCATCGTCCACAAGGCCCCGCGCCTCGGCCAGCCGCGCGGCCCGCTGATCGGCGCGTATGCCATCGCCAAGCTGCCGAACGGCATGGTGATGCGCGAGGTCATGGATAAGGACCAGATCGAGCAGGTTCGCACGTCGAGCCGCAGCGCGAACGCTGGCCCGTGGAAACAGTGGTACGACGAGATGGCCCGCAAGACCGTGCTGCGTCGTTTGGCCAAGCGCCTGCCGATCATCGACGCCAGCGTGGCCGACACGATCAATGCCGACGACGACCTGATGGACTTCGCCGCGGGCAATGCTGGCCCCGGCGACAGCGCGCCGGCACCGTCGCAGCCCGCCGGCCCGCGCCGCCCGCGTGGCCTGCACGTCGTGGCCGCTGCAGCCGATCAGGCCGGCGACGTGATCGAGGGCGAAGTCGTGCCCCGCAACGGGCCGGCCGACGACGACCCGAGCCCGGCACCGGCTGGCGACCCGTCAGGCGACGGGGATTTCTGATGCCATCCACCACCCCGCCGCTCAGTCGAGCGGAATGGCGGCAGGTGCACCGGGAGCGCCGCGAGTTGATCCTCGCGGCCGTCCGCGCTGGCACGGTCTACCAAGTGATCGGCGACCAGTTCGGCGTCTCCAAGGCCCGCGTCGCCAACATCGCAAAGCAGGCCGGCATCATCCGCCGGCCGCGCAAGCCGAAAGTCTGACCCGATGGTCACGCTCACGGACGAGCAGCGCATCGAGTACGACAAACGCAACCGACGCCTGCTCGCCGCCGTGCGGGCAGGTGTCCCCTACCCGCTGATCGCGGAGCGGTTCAGTCTGACCCGCCCCCGCGTCAGCCAGATAGCAACCAGCGCCGGCATCTACCGGTGCAAGCCAAGGAAGGCTCCGCCATGCGATACCAAGAACCCCTAGACGACGAGCTGCCCGAGTTCGACCAGGCCATCGTGGGCAGCGTCGTGCGCCTGCACCTGCCCCTCAAGTCGCCGAGCGCGCTGCTGCAGGTGGCCGACATGCTGCGCGGCCTCGCGACCCAGTGCGAGCTGGCCGCCAGCTCGTCGGTGCCGACCGCGCCTGCCGCGATCTCGTCGGCCGCGACCGAATTGGTGCCGAGCTGAGTGGCACCGATGGTGCCGTCCTGAATCATCGTGCCGGGAGCTTTGCCGGTCATAGTCGTGGTCTTGGGTTAGTCGAGCGTGAATGGGGACGTGGGCGGGGTGAAAACCTGAGAGCCGATTGCCCCTGTCATCGGGTAGCGATGCCCTCGGCTTATGCGGAACTCGTCAATAGCGCCGTTGAAATCTGGCGCAGAAAACTGCGTGATGCCGCGGCCTATCGCCAACGCCGATCCAAACAGAGCTAGCGGAGCACTCGGGGTGTCCCACAGCACCCCGTCAATAAACCATCGATAACCGGCAGGCGTGTGTTGAAGGGCAAAGTGATGCCATTGCCCGTCAGCACTAACAGGAGTTGCTTGCTGGCTCCTAACCTCCAGGCGGCCATCGCTGTTGATCCATATACGCAAGCCCTGTGCGGCTTGCGCGCCGTCGTTGGTCCATCGGAGCAGCGTGCGGAACTGCCCGACCGTCGTCCTGAACCAGAACTCGATAGTCCAATTATCCGTCGCCGGGTTGATCTCGGACGGGGTCGGGGTTTCCAGCCAGTCGCCAGCGCCATCGAACAGGCCTGCGCCAGTGCCAAACCTCGGGTTCGTCGTCGTAACCTGCGTATTGCCAGATCGCGTCCATACTCGCCCAGTGTCGTCGGGGAACGACGTGCTGCCGTTCGTGCCGTCGAAGTGCAGCAGGGCCAAGGTCTGCGGCGCACCCTGATTGACCGTCTGCGACAACGTCGCCTGACACCCTCGCCCGTCGCGCACGCGGATGACGACGGCGTAGTTGGTGGAGCCCCCGCCACCTACCGCATACGAATGGTTCCACGACACGTTGTCGGCATACACCTTGTCGCCTGACCGGCCCTTGGGGTCGCGCGAGCCGGAAACAGCGAGGCGAACCAGCGCGGCACCGGCCGGCGCGGCGGCGGTCACCGTCGACGTCTGGAACGCCGAGCTGCCGGTGTTGACCACGTTGCCGACGGAAAACGAGATCGGCATGCCAGCCGCGTCTAGCCACTGCAGCACGACAGCGCCGCCGCTGAAATCCTCGCGCGTTGTGCCCTTGGAGATTCGCGCCGACGCAGTGATTGATGTGCCCGGCGTCACCGGCACGGCTCGCGCGTGAGTGAGCGACGACTGCCCCGGCCCGTCGTACTTGGCCGACTGCGTGCCGGTATCAACAAGCGCCGTCGTGTCGATCGTCCAGCGGTTGCCGAGCAGCCAGTTGCCGTCGTTCCCCGCCTCGAAGTTGAGGTTCGGCAGCGCGCCCGACGGCGTCGCGGCAGGCCACGCCAGCGTCACCACGCCAGTCGCCTGATTCACAGCCAGCGACCAGCCATCCGGCAGCGCAGGCGTGGCGCTCACCAGCTCGGCGGTCACGTTGCCGACGCGGTTCGTCACCGAGAACGTGCCGGCATACGCCGAGCCCGGCGTGTGATTCGCCAGCGTGCCCGACGTGCCGAGGTTGCAGACCAGCGCCGCCGGCCTGCCGAAGCGAGAGAGTCCCGAGGCCATTAGGAGGTCGCCATGTCGTTGCCGATCGTCCAGGTGTTCGTGCTCGGGTCATCGCACACGAAGGAGATCGGCGAGTAGCGCGCCCGCGTGCGCGGGAAAAACCCGGACGGAATCTCGATCGTGACGCCGGCAGCCGGCGAGACCGTGACCTGCCCCGCGCCCTTCTGCACGATGGTGAAGTAGTCGCCCGATTTCCAGTCCAGCGCCGTGTTGCCGTTGTTCGCGCGCAGCGTCAGCGTGACCGCCGTTGCCGCGGTGCAAAGGATGTGCCCCTGCCGGTAGCCCGCGTCGAGCGTGGCCGTCGTGCCGGCGATGGTGAATACCGGGAGCTGCGGCGAGACCTGCGACGTGGCCGGGCCGAGGAACGCGCGCAGGATCACCCAGCCCGTCACGCCGTTCGGTGGGGCCGTGCTGAACCGGATGACCGAGTTGACCGAGTCCGCGCCCACGATGACGTCGTAGTCGTCGTCGGGGTTCTGGGCCACGCCACCGATCGCCACGTCGTAGTAGAGCGCGTCGGAAACGTCAGCGCCGGAGATGGTGAACTCGGTCGCCGTTCCATTGCCGACGAACTCCCAGAACTTCGGGATGACCACAGCGCCAGGCGGCAGCGTTCCGCCCCCGCCACCACCGCCGCCGCCAGTGCCGGCCTGCCCGACGACCGCAGCGTCCGACTGGTTCACGCCCGTGCCGACGTTGATGATGCGCGAGCCCTTGGCGTCCCAGACGAACCCGCCGCCCGGCCCGGGGATAAGCTGCATCGAGTTGTTGACGGCCGTCGCAAGCTGCTGAATCTGCATCGTCGCCCGGTCGAACGACGTCTCGTGCGTCCGCGGGTAGAACGAGCCCTGATTCTTGTAGTCCGTCGGCTGCGTGTATGGCAGGATGCGACGGATGCGGACGCGCACACCGCTGGCCGGCGCGACCGCCATCGTGATGCTGCCGCCGGCTTCAAAGCCCGCGTTCTGCACCGTGTAGTTCGTGTTCTGCACCTGCGGGGTAATCAGCCCCGTCGACGATACGAGGTCGACCACGATGTCGGACGCCAGCAGCGTCGGGAAGGTGAACGCGAACACCGTCGTGCTGCCGTTGGCGGTGTAGATGTTCTCGCTGTTCTGGGTCGCAACCGTCATGGGATGGCTCCGGGGTTCTGGGTCATGTTATCACTCGCGCGGCGGGCCATAGACGGCCATCTTGGCGAACTCGGTCTTGTCCTGCTCGGGGTCGTCTAGGACGGCCTCGACGGTCTTGGAGGTGATGCGGACCTGAGCGGCAGGCGCACCGACAATCGGCCCGAGGATCGAGAAGATGTCCCGGGTGGCGTCGAAGTAGTCGACCTCGCCGGTTTCCATGTAGGTCCCGACGTTGTCGCCCATCGACTGAAACGCCCGGCCCATCTGAATCACGGCCTGCGTGGTCGGCGCGGCGCGCGGGTTGACGGGCTTGTCGGTGATGGCCGCCTCGCCGATCGCCGTCAGGTCACGCAGGTAGGGCAGCGTCATCAGCGGGAACAGGCCGACGTTGACAGCCAGCCAGCGCGCCCAGTCGCCCGAGCCGATCTCCTCGTCGTCGTCCCCGTCCTCGGGGCCGCGGCCGGCGGCCAGTGCGAAGATCGCCGGGGCGAGGAACACCTGGATCATCAGGGTCGACGCGCGGGCACCGACGCGCTGGGTCGCGCCCTCGCCCCGGGCCATGGCGTACAGGCGGCCGAAGATCACGAACATCGGCCCCATGAACTGCCGGGCCTGCTTGAACTGGGAGTCGCGCTCGAAGGTCGAGACGTCCTTCAGGCCACTGGCGGTCTGGGTCTGGCGCACGGCCTTGTCGGCCGACAGCACCGCCTGAGCCTCGGACTCCTTGGCATCGAGCGCCTGCTGGTAGCGACCCCACCACAGCGCCCGCGTGACCTCGGCGTCGGCGGCCCGGTGCAGCGCCATCATCATGCGGCGGTAGGCCGGCCCCCAGCCGCGCTCGCCGGCAAGCCGGGCAAGCTCCTGCTGGAACTGGAAGTCGGTCTCGTTCAGGCGCTGGGCCATAAACCCCGACTTCGCCACGATGGCCTCGGTCGTCTTGGTGCGGCTGGTCTCGAGCGCCCACCAGCCGCGCATCAGCGCCTTGACGCCGACACGGTCGAGGCCCTGGATCGTCGCCGACGTCAGGTTCCCCAGCGCGATGTCGGGGCGGATGGCCAGCGCGGCGACCGACGTGTTGGTCAGCAGGGTGTCGAGCGCACGCGCCCAGCGGGCAGCCACGCGCCCAGCGACGGCCGACGACGCCGACACGGCATAGGACAGCGAGCCGCGCAGGTTGTCGTAGCCCTCGCGCCCGACGCGCAGGATCAGTTGCTCCTTGATCTCGTTGTCGGACAGGATGCGGTTGACGTCTCGCACGGCCTCGCGGTGCGACAGGTCGGTGATGACGTGGTCCATGTGCCGCGACATGACCGACGCGAAATCGAGCTGCAGCGGCGACTCGAACGACTCGACGCGCGCCTTCTGGTAGCCCTTGGGCGTGAACGCCTTGGTGAAGCCCGCGCCCATCATCACGCGCATCGCGTCCGCGCCGTCCTGCGTCTCGCCCGCCGTCGACCGGTTGGCGTCGTAGACCAGCGGCCAGTAGCCGCCGCGCAGGGTGACGTTCTTGCCGTCCTTGCTGACGACGTTCGCCTCCTGCGGGTCCACCTTCTCCGGCGGCAGGCCAGACATGCGCCGCTGCAGGTTCACGATGTCGGGCCACAGCGAGTCGACGGCGTCCCACATGCCCTGCACGAACTGCAGCTCGTCGGCGCGCAGCTCGGACAGGATCTGCTTGACCTCGCCGGGGTTGAGCTTGACGCGCCGGCTGCCGTCGACGATGCCGCCGTCCATCAGGCGTTGCAGGTTCGACCCGTTGCCGGTGTTCAGCGCGATGCCGAGCAGCGTCGCGCGGCTGACCGTGAGCTTTCCGCCGAGGATCGTGACCTTGTCCTGCAGGGTCTTGAACGCTTCCGGCGTCTCGGCGCGCAGGGCCTTGAGCTTGGTGCCCAGCGCCTTGCGATACTCGACGGCCTTGTTCTCGGCGTCCTGCATCACCGTCCAGACGTAGTCGTGCCACGGCCCGGTCTCGCCACCGTCCAGCGCCTCGATGACGTTCTCCGGCCGGTTGAGGTTCGCCAGCGCACCGACGACGCCGCGGCGCGCAGCCTCGAGGTCCCCGACGTCACGACGCGACACCTCGCCACCGACGGTCTCGGGCAGCGAGTCCAGCATGCGGGCCAGCAGGTCCGTGCGAGCCTCGTCCCATTCGCGGCCGTCGCGGGCGGCCGTCAGCTTGTTCTTGATCTTCGCCAGGTGCTGGATGTTCTTCAACGCATCCATGGCAGCGTCGATCTCGGCAACCTTCGCCTCGCGCCAGTTCGTGACGCGCTCGGACTCGACGCGGGCGATCAGCTCCTCGGACACCGCCGTGATCTCGCCGGCGTCCTGCTGCGCCTCGACCCACGACCGCAGCGACTTCTTGCGCTCGAGGTCCTTGGTCGACATGCGGCGCAGGTCGAACGACGCGAGGATCTGGTTGACCTTGTCGAGATAGCCCTCCCACCCAGCGCGCGCCAGACGCTCCTGCGAGGGCTTCTTGGCCAGACGCAGGCCCTCGTCGCGGAAAGCCTCGGCGCGCTCCTTGGCGTCCGTCTCCGCGCGATAGTGCAGGCGAGCCATCAGCGAATTGCGACGGGCCTTCGCGGCTTCCAGCTTGTCGCCCTTGCCCAGCGCGATCGCTGCCTTGCGTGCCTCCCGCATCTCGACCTGCTTGTGCCGGTTCGGGGCGAGGTCCTTGACCGGCTTCTCGGAGACCAGTCGCGCCACGTAATCCCTGAGCGGCGGCAGCGCGAGCTTGCGGCCACCGAACAGCGCGTTGATCTCGCGGACCATGACCTCCTCGGCGGCGTCGGAGTGCAGCGCACGGGTGACGCGCGCATCCAGCTCGCCGTCGAGCATCGGGTCGGGGTTGCGCTCCTGCCAGCGGCGCAGAGCCTCGGCCTCGATGGCGTCCTTCTTGCTCGGCTTGGACGCGATGGCGTTCAGCATGTCCAGCGTGGACTTGAAGCCCAGCACCGACGCGGCCATGTCGGGATGCGCGCCGCCGTCCTTGGTGTGCATGCCGGTCATGTTCTTCTTGACCCACTCCTTGCCCTGCATGTCGGTCAGGGCGCGGGTGTCGAGCTTGAACGCGCGCTCACCCTCGGGCAGCGCTGAGCCGTCTGGCATCGTGCCGCGGCGCAGGATGAATATCGCACGCCAAGCCGGGTCGTCGTTCAGGTCCTTCTCGACCTGTGCGCGCAGCTCCTTCATCTCGGCCGACTTCGCACGTTCGGCCTCGCGCTTGGCGTAGGTGAACTGCACCGCGCTTTCCTGCTCGATGGCCGACTGCCGAGCCGTCTGCACGGCGAGCAAGTAGCGCTGAAACGCATCGTCATCCATGTCGCCCTTCTCGGCTTCCGACAGCAGCGGCTGCATGCCAAGGTCCTGGCGAACGGCGTCGATCTCCTCGTCGGTCGCCAGCATGCGGTCGAAGTACGCGCGCACCTCGGTCGTCAGGTCGGCGTTGGGCAGCCGGGCGATCGTGCGGTAGATGCGCGTCAGCCACTCGCGGAACGACTGGAACGCACGCTTGAGTCGCGGGCTCGGGGCCTTGCCTTCGCGCAGGTATGCCTCGAAGGTCTCGGCGAACTTCTCGTGCGCCTTGCGAGCGCGAGCGTTGTGCGCGTCGTCGCCCTTGATCATGGCGAGCTGGTCGAGGTTGTCGACGCCAAGCCACTCGAGCAGCCGCGCGTCGTCGTCGACAATGCGCTGCTGGTCTGCCGTGCGATCCGCCTCGGGGATGGCCGCGACCTGCGCGTTCACCTGCCGGCGCAGCTCGAGGAACATGTGCGCCGATTCGTGCAGGAACGTCGACTTGTCGGCCTTGTTCCCCAGCGTGATGATGTAGCGATCGAACCCGCCCGGGTAGCCCGGCACGATGTTGATGCTGCCGCGCTTGGTGTCGTCGAGGGATTGGGAGAGCTGCGTTCCCTGCTCCACAGGCACGATCTGGTCGGGGGAGAACGTGACGTAGCTCGTATGCACGCCACGACCACGAACGTCGGTGTCCGGGTGGATCATGCCGTCGTAGCCGTTGGCCTTGGCCCACTGGATCAGCGCCCCGTTGTCGCGCACGATGGCCTGCGCGATGCCCTTGCTGGTGCCGTACTCAAGCCCGACAGACACAGGCTGGCCGGTAGCCTCGGACAGAATCTCCTCGACGCGCGACAGGTCCATGTCGCGGAAGTCCAGAGGGTTCCGCATCATCAGCCGTACAGGGGTGACGAACTCGCCACCGTCTCGCTGCCCAGCGTAGCCATAGGCCACGCCCTCGCCATCGGTGAACCACATCGCACCAGCGGTTTTCTGCGTCTGGCGGCGGAACGACTCGATCTCCTTTGCAGGCAGGCCGGACTTCTTGGCGTCGTCCTCAAACTTCGCCATGACCTCGTCGGCAGACATGACGCGGCCCAGAGGCTCGTTGCTGCCGTGGTAGACCACCAGCGGCTGCCCGCTCTCGTCCACCACCTTCGTCCCCGCCAGCCGCGTCTGCGTCTGGTCGGCGGGCTGCCCCTGCTCCGACTGGTAGAACGTCCGCACATCCGAGATCGCGCCCTCGTCCCAGATGACGTAGTTGCGGCTGCCGTCGCCAGCGCCGCGGCTCGTCCCGTCGAGGTAGCGGAGGCCGGGGATGCCGGCAGCCAGTAGGGCCTCGGAGGCGGCGCGCGAGTACCCGAGGGAGAGATACAAATCTTTCCCGGTCTGCGGCGCTCCATCGCCACCAGAAAGCACGTAGTCAACGCTGGCTTGGCCATACCAACGAGCAATCACTTCGCGCAGCCCCTGCTTGACCTTCTCCGGCTGCTCACTCAGCGGCGCATCCCAGTCCAGCAGATCGCCGTCGTCGGGGATCTCGGCGGCGTAGAGCTGGCCCTGCCCCGGCTTCTCCGTGAAGTCCTTTTTCGACTCGGCTTGATTCAGGTACTCAAGCGCCTCGCGCCAGACGGCCAGCGTCTGCTGCTCGCCCTTGTCGGCCTTGCGCTTCTCGCTCCACGTCTCGGCGTCCTTGATCCAGCCGGCCACGTCCTTGCGAGCCTTCGCCAGCGTGGTCGACTTGACGATGCGCGCGGCGAAGTAGCCGCCAGTTCCGGGCTGGAACTCTTGCCCACGGAAGAACCGGCGCGGCGACTGCTCAGCTCCGCCGCTCAGCTTCTCCCGATACCACTCCGCAATCTCCCGCTTGCCGGCAAAGTAGAGCCCCCACCCGTAAGCCTGCGCGCCCTCGCCCGTGCCGATGGCCTGGAGCTTGAACCCCTCGCGCTCGATGCCCCGATGCGGCGAGCCGTGGAACACCGACTGAAACAGCATGCGCGGGTCTTTCTTCGACCACGTCCCACGATTCGCCGTCGACTTGACCTGCGTCGGCTCGAACGCGACCCACGCGTTCTGCTCGGGAATCCACACGCCGTCGAAGCCCGGCGACTGCAGCATCATGCGAGTGAGCGCAGCCTCGGCCGCGTCCTCGAACGACTGCGCCTCGGCCAGCGTCATCGTCTTGGGGTTCTGGATCGACAGGTAGACGTCCAGCACGACAGCGTCGGCGG